CAACAGTGGCGGGAGCAGATTATTATAACGTGTATGTTGATAGCAGGAAAGCGAGTGTGTATGGTTATGTCGGCCAGTCTAGGTCTGATAGATTCCTCATACCAACGGAAGGAATAGAAGAAGACTTTTCTAAGAGTCCTCTTTTTATTGTAGATAAGTTCAGTACGGCGGACGACTACCCATGGGCAGTAGCTTTCCTGCTATCAACATACACGTTATAATAATCTGCTCCCGCCACTGTTGTCCAGATCAATTGCGCCCCGTTTGCTGCTAGGGTGCTAGTGCTTACTAGTGACTCCTTCCCAGAAGAATCAACCGTAGTAACTACATATGTCGGATCTAGTGGGCCACCCGCAGGAAGAGCGAAAAGCCCCGTAGGAGCTGAAGCGGTAATCCCAAATTCTATCTCGGTAAAAGTCCAAGCTGTATGACTAGTCCTAGATAGTTTATACACTGGAAAATCTGGGTGAGTGATATATAAAACATCTGCACTTTGCGTAAATTTGATATCTTGAGCTTGCCCTGCTGTATATGGCATAGTGATATTACTAACCACTAGACCATCATCTTTATATACTGACAATTTACTATAACCAAACTCCAATATATACGCTTGAGTTATAGAGAATTGAAAAGCTATTAATCTCGATTTTTGTGTGGAGTCGTAAGTCTCACCTAGAAACTTTGTCCCTCCTCTATTTGAAACACCACCATGTGGATGAACTATAAAGTTTTTGATTGTCTTAGCCGCATTACTGTAGCTTTTTAAATCTGTTCGTGAGTGTAACTGTTCGTCCCACTCCCCACTTGTAAAGCTCAGTTTTTTAAGAGTAATTGTTGCCATATATTACGCCCTCGCCGATACGAAACTGTTTACCGCTTGCTCTTTCTTATAATCACTATTGGCGTCACTCGTTTCCGCATCACCTAATAGTAATTGGTATGCTTGAAGCATTTGCGTGGCCAAGTTGGTATCGCCCTTCATTGGTTGAGCTAAATATGCAGCAAGTTTATATGCGAAAGCTTCTATAAATTTAGCAGAGAATAACGTCGTATTAGTTACTTTTGCGGTATAGACTAGCTCCGCGTTCTCCATGTTTGTCATTAACACATTCTGGGTTAGATCCCCACTCACCCCTATCTCAAATTGTACCTCACCACTACCAACAGTTTTATCTTGATCTAGGTCTACGTATGTTCCCACTCCTGACCCATCACTTATCTTTCTTGATTTTGCACAGTCTGAAGGGAAGGCGTATACATATTGCCAAGTGCTATTAGTATCTGTCCTAAGTGCTAACTTCTTCCACTTTCTAGCAAATGACCAATTATGGCCCTCTAGTGTACCAAGTAAAGCAACATCGTAGAACTTGTTACACTCTATAGATTCCTTAGTACTTTCTGTTAAGCTTGAAATTCCGAAAGCCCCTATGTGCGAAAGGGCGATATTGCAGATTGCTACTTTACTTGTCATTTATTACCTCTCATAAAAAAGGCCCCACCAAGCGTAAGATAGGATATACTTGATGGGGCCAGACGTTAACGCGTATTAAAAGAAAGGGACTAACCAACCTCTCCGTCAATCTTGTCAATCAATTTTAAAATAGGTTCTTGAACTACATCAAGAACTGGTATTAGTAGATCGTCAAATTTGTTTTCAGTAGCTTCTAGAATTTCAGGAAGAGCAGTTAAGATAGATTTAACGGCCAATACCGCTACATCTTCCCCAATTGATAATCCATGCTTCTTTAAAATCTCTGAAAGAGTTGATTTATCTAAGGCCATCTTACTTATCCTTACGACAGTATATCGTCGTCTTGTGAAGAGAAAGCTTCGTGTCCAACAGCTTGCGCCGCTCTAATGTCTTCTTCTCTTCTGGTTAGCTTAACATCCTTCACATATTTACTTTTTGCAATAAAATGCGGAGGGATTAACTTCTTATCCACTTTATCCGAAAAGGTAATAGCTTCTCCTCTATTCCATATTCTTTTTCGGTAAAAGCACTTAGTTTTGCAAATATAATCCATTACCTATCTCCTACTGACCTGTGGATACTCCGCCCATCTCTTTAAGTCCTGATGTGATTGTTCCCGCTGAGTGTGTTCCTACTACAGTGTATGTCACTCTCACATAGCGCTCTACACCTTCAGGAAGATGAGGGACTTTAAATTTATATCCTGCAACCAAATCAGCAGTTACAACCGCCGCAGTTGTAAACATTAGCGTAGCAGAACCGAAAGCTACATCTGAATCTGTATAAAGTGAAAGAGCTACACTAGTTCCGCCTGCGAAATCAGCAGTAACTTGAGCTAGGATCTCCGCGTCTTTGTTGTTTGGTGTAGGAACTTCTGAACCATCAGTACCAAGGTCGATAACGTTGGTTGAAACCGCTGTTGTTGTTACTGCTTGATCTTCTGAAAATAAGTTTTGCTTATCTAATACCATTTTATTTTCTCCTAAAAAGAAAGGGCGATTAAGCCCCTTCTTAAATTAAATTAAAAAGCTAATTAAAGTACTCTTGCTTCTGTTTCAAGAAGCGCATCGCATCTCTTAACCATGATACCTCTGAAAGTCATAATTTCTTCACCATGTGGAAGGGTTTTATAACTTACGTTCATGTTTGTTTGCTTAAGAGTCTGAAGATCTAAATAAGTTTCTACTGTCTCATTTACATAAAACACTCTCATACCTCTACCTTTAGTAGGTAGTTTGTGGATGGCCTTAATCATATCTGTGATAAGGTTCGTGCCCGCTGATACTGTTCCATCATCTGCAATAAGGGCAGAAACATCGATGTTTGCAACTCTTACAACATATCTCCAATCTCTTAGAGTAAGCCCTGGCTTCATTTGATAATGTGTTCTAAAAGCCTCGTAGTTTCCGCCTGCTGCATCTTGGATAGTATCTTTACCCTTATCTTCTGAGCTGATTCCCGCAGTTGATCCTTTTGGAAAGATACCGTGGCAAGTAGATTCATCCCAAGTCACCAACCACACGCTTGTGTTATCTGATCCCGTCCCGCCTGCATCGATGATATTCTTACCATTTTCCGCTGTAGTGAGATTGTATCTAGGAGCTAGCCCTAAAAATTTCTCTGGATCTGTGGCCGTGTTGCCATAGAAAACTGTATCCGCTAATTCTTGTGACATTGCCTCTAAGAAAGCTACATCTTCAGAAAGACGGAAAGCGTTAGTATTCCCGTTGAGCATCGCCAAATCAGCGTCAACCTCGGCATATGCTTCTAACATACCCGTATTATCAGTGATCTGTACTGTTCTTGATTTACTTGGCTGCACGCCATAGTTGAGAAGTCTCCAAGCAACAGAAGGAAGACCACTTCTAATAGTTGTCTTGTGTCCTGTTGGAAGGTTCCCTTCTTTCCAAACCATATCATCAAGAATTTCATTAGTGTCGTTCATGATCTCAATGATCTTTGCTACTTTACCCTCTGGATTGATCCTTCTGCCCCAATCGCTGAGAGTTAATGCTGTTGTTCCTACTGTTGCCATCAATGGCCTCCTTAAGGTTTATTTTCCATCGAACATTATGTCGGCGACGGATTTTTGATTGTTATTGCCTTCACCATCAACTAAGGTGTCTTCGCTTAATTCCTTCCCTACCTTCGCTAGCATTTTAATTACATGGTTATTGTTACCCATTCCTGATTCGGTTAAAAATGCAGAGAGTTCTCTTGAACCAAATTTACCTACTGCCCGCTTCGCATACTCTACAGTTCCATCAAAATTGGCCCCGCCGAATTCCGTATCTGATTTTAGCTCGTTTATCCATTCTGTATGAGTCGCTTCCGCTTGTGCGCGTGTCGCTGTTTCTATGCCTGCAAAATGAGTAGTCGCCAAGTCTATTAGCTTCTGTGCGTTTTCTTGGGTAACACCCATTTCTTTAGCAACACCTTTGAAGCTATCCACTAGTTTAGTGTCGAGAGTCATACCCTCTGGAGCTGTAAAGTCAGTGTACTCTATTGGCTTCGCTTCAGCCTTTGCCTCTGGAGCTGGATCTGCCGCTGGAGCTGGAGCTGGATCTGCCGCTGGAGCTGGATCTGCCGCTGGAGCTGGATCTGCCGCTGGTGCTGGATCTGCCGCTGGAGCTGGATCCATCGGGCCTTGTGTTGGTACTGTTGTACCCGGTACTACTTCGCTCATTGTTAGTTCTCCCTATCTGTTTTGTTCAGTTCAACCAATATCTGTGCCACCTTCGCAGGAGCTACCTCACAAATATCGTTGAATACTATTTTAGCATAGTTTCTATGCCCTTCATTAAAGTATGTATTGCTATTACTGTTAAAGTCAACAGAGATACTTAATAGATTTCCTTGGCTTATAAGATCTTTTATAAATCTGTAACCCGCAGGAGTTTCGATAACGGAAGCTATATCCTCGCGCTTCTGTGTAGCTTCGAGTTCTATACGCTTTCGCTCTTCTACTATTCCGTTTTCATCTGCTGCATTTGACATTTATTAACCTTCACTCTCTGTAAAACTAAAGTTTTTACCAGTTCCATCTATCCAACGATTGAAATGTGCCTTAATCTTTTCTTTATCAGACTCGGCAATTTTCTGTGGAGTCTCATAGATGTCCTCGCCTTTGTCTTCATAAACTGTAATATTCATGCCCTTATCTAGCATCTCTACTTCAAAGCTGTTTCTCATGTTAACCCCTATAGGCATACACGCCCCGCTACTCACCACTGGCCCCTATTCGACCAAGAAGAGAATCTAATGCTGTATCCTCGTTTAATTTTGTATCACTCATAACCTTAGCGCCTTGTGCTAGCGCCGCATTTTGTTCGGATTCCTGTTGCGCCTGCTGTGCTTGCGCTCTTTGCTGCCTTATGCGCTGTACTTCTTCCTCTCCCCTGATCATCTTAGGAGGTGCTCCCGTAACATCTGCATAAAGATTAATCGTTTCATCTACGTCTAGCTTATCCAATGCTGCCGGATTAACAGAACCAAGATTTCCGATAAAGCTTGCTGTCTGCTCAATAGATGTCGCCCCAACCATCTTCTGAGCTTGAGCGAGTATAGAAACATATTCTATCTTAATCTCTCTATTCTGTAGCTCTGCTGGGGGTTCAGGGAATACACCAAATCGAGTACCGATCTGATATGTTCTCTCGATAGTCGGATCGTGTGACTCAGACTGAATCCTATTAATAACTGGCCCTAAAACCATCATCTTCTCTTGATATCGCTTAGAAATTTCAAAAGCAGTTGTATTACTTCTCTGGTCGTTAGCTATCATCAGGAATAAGTTATTGAAGTAAGCAGTTTTAATACGTTCTTCAGTTTGTCTTATCTTCTCTTCTAGCTGCTGAATGTTTAGGTTAACTTGATAAACGGGAGCAAAGCCAACTTGGCCTTGAGGCACACTAACATAGTTCATGTGTCCAGGGACAATTGACCCGCCTTTCCCTTTTAGAGATGGGTGAGCATTCATCGGGGGATCAACTTGCTTGTCAACCGCCTTCAGACTCTTCTCTTCCATCTTCTGCAACATTTTGTTGTCACCTAATGACTCCATTCCTGGAGAATTTCCGTATGTTTGAGTACCACTAACATCCCACCT